TATACAAAATAAACTGAAAGAAAAAAATATGTCCCGATATGAATTAGCTAAAAAAATCAACGTAACATATCCAACAATCGACAAGATTTACAAAGGAGAATCTACTGCAATTAAGCTTGACACACTTGAATCAATATGTAAAGTTCTTGATTGTTCCCCTAATGAAATACTTGTATCAGAAGATCCGCAGGTAGCAAGACTGTTGACATATCATTACTTATTATCTAATAACCAGGACGATGATAAATAACTCATCGTCCTTTATATATTCTCTTTTTATATAACCCTTAACTCATTTGCCATATTAATTGCTGCTTGATACTTGTCCACATCATCTGTGAGCATACGAATTATTCTTCCAAAATCATCCGACTTCAATGAGATAACTGGCATATTCTTAACTATCTCATCTCCCTTACCTGCAAGTACATTATGAATGAACTCTCCATGATCGTTAATCAACTGTCTATTTTTCTCTTCTGTTAATCCAATATAGTTCATAGTAGTCTGAAGGTCTGTGTGATTGAACAGCTTCTGAAGAGATAATAAACAATCAGGATCGAATGGATGAGTTTTATGTATCCAATAACCGAAAGATTTACGCAAGCTATGTGAACTTACGGCATATTGGATGTTGGCTGCTTCTACCGCTTTCTTTAATTTCTTTCTATAATCATCTGTCTGCCACTTTACAACATCGTTATACTCAACAACATAATGAAGATATTCACCAATTGTCTCATATTGTTTCTGCTTTTTGTAAGCTGAAGTAATATTTTCTTTTCTTTTATCAGAAAAATCTTTTTGTAACGCATCACACCAAATCTCTACATTTCCATATATAATAGAATTAACATCCCTCTTTAACCATGTTGTCTTAGGATCATATTCAAAAATATAATCATTGTAATGTTTCATCGGATCTACTTCTGTATGCGACAAATAATTATCAACTGCTTCCCATACCATATTATCACCAATTCGTCTACCGAGAAGCAATTCCAATAATGTAATAAGATATCCATCCCATTCGTTATTCTTCTCAAACCACTCGACAACATTTTTAATATCTTCCATATTCCAAAATGGCTGTACTTCTGTTTTTCCTTTTTTCTTTGTTGCATAATCTCTTGTCTGTGCCATATTTATCAACCTCTTTCTTTCTATTTACATCGGTGTAACAATTCCTCATCATCTATGATGTTTCCAATAATACTTAGAAAAATATCTGGATCTGGATAAACACAAAATTTGACAAAATCCATTACAAATGGATTCTTATTGATTTCTTCTAATATCCACTGTAATTTTTTTTCATTTTTGTAGCATCGTAAAATACAATAATATCGTTTTCCTGTTTTCATATTCTGTAAACACACAACATCTTTTTCGTAAATTGGAGTAGGTGCATCCCATCCATAATAGGGATTGTGCAAAGAGAAGCACATGCATACTGTATCTTTATTAATTTTTACCGATTCATTCGATGATGTTTTAATTTCATCACATCCTATTAAGGTGCCTGTTACCCATTCTCTGCTCCATCTTTTTTTTGCTCTATATAATTTAATAATATCTATGCTAGGGCTAGAAATCCAATTTGTTGTACTCATTATAATCACTCCTTTACTTGTATCCATATTCTCTCTTTAATTCTGGAATCTTTGCTCTTATTTCGTTCACATCGTCGCACCATCTGACTTCAATACTCTTTACATCCTTACCTTCAAATACACAAAATAAATCTTTTATATGATCCTTTTCTCTCTGTCGTGGTCGTTGAATTCCATCCATAATAATTCGACCACAGGACAAACAAATAAATTCGCTTCTCTTTTTTGGATTTCCGTTTTTACAATTATTTTTCATATATGTATTCTCTCCTTTCGTTTTTTTACAATAAAAAAGAAGCAGGTTTAATTTCTGCTTCTAATATACTTTCTTATATATACAACACTATTTTTTATTTAGATAATTCAAAATCACGCACAGAAACAGACTCATCAAATTCTTTACAAAGTAAAATTTTACGCAAAACAGTTTCTGCCTTCTCTAAATACCTCATATCATATTCCATGCATTCTCTTGCTTCCTTTACATTTTGGCATAAATCATCATTATCTTCGTCTGGATTTGTAGCGGATTCAAAATCGAGATGAACAGATAATAAAATTTCTATAATACTTTCTAATTCTAATTTTTCCTTTTTCGTTAATATATATAAATCTTTCATTATATTCTCCAAATGTCTGTTTCATCAGGTTTTCAAATCATCAAATTTATGTTTTCTAGCCACAGCTCTGCATACTTCTTTAATAACATTTCTCTGTCTTTCTGTTTCTGCTTTTTTAAGCAACTCTTGTTTTACTTCCTCAATAACAGATTTTTGCGCATTATATAAGACACGTTCATTCATTATTATTCACCTCTTCCGCTTGAAAGCAATTTTTCTTTGGATTTAATATCCAAGTTTTTGCATTCTTTCAATATTAAATTTCCAACAAGTTATTACTGATGAACCATATTTATTTATGGCATCTTGTCTTAATCCTTCACTTGTGAAAATTAATTCAAGATTTTTTAAATCATTAAATAACTTCTTACTCATTCTAGGATAATAACTATCAAATCCTTTACGAACTTTTTGTGTAACAATTTGATAACAAACTCCATTATCAAGTATCAAATCATTTTCACTTATGTCTAATATATTTCTTCCAACTTTCAACTTAACCATAATATCATATCCTTTCTTTTGAAACAATTTTTTCATTTTATTTAATTAAATTCACCAGCTACATACATTTTCCCAATATTGTGACCTTCTCTTAATTCTCTTGGTGTAAAATCACAGATTCTTTCAAAGCAACCATTTTCATTATTTCTAATAAAAATATCATGCATTTTTGTTTTATCACTCCATGTATATTTTCCATTAAGAGCAAATATTGAATTTGTATATATGATTGCACATGGTTTTACAATATTAATATTATCTAATTGATTAATGCATGAAGTTACTCCGTTTTCTGCATTAATTATAAAATCAGGAATAATTGGAAGGAGTTTAGAATTTATTAATTTTCCATCCTCAAAATATATTTGCATAATCTCACCTCCGAATCATAAAAAGAAATCGTCATTTCTTATTATAAGTTTCCAGGCTCACCACTCATTACAGTATGCAATCCACGCATTAGTTGTGGCGTAGCCGGAATTAAATGTGGATTATCAATTCTTTTTCTAACTCCTTCAATACTATCATACCAATAATCGCATTCAAGATAAGGCATATATCTACCATTTACGCAATAAATATTATTTCCCTTATACTTTTCAACAAAATATTGATTTTCATTCTTTTGCTTACATTCTTCTGAGCAAACTGGTTTATTTAGTTTCCTATCTACGGTCTTAATATTTCCATTAATGTCTTTAATTTTAAATGTACCAAATAACGTAGTTTTAGGTGCTGATGCAAACTCTTTAATACCAAAATACTCAAATTCTTTACCACAAACAGGACATTTCCATTCCATTTATACCACCTCTTTCAATCTACCCATATAAAATTGACTCTAAATCATCAATCACAATTTCCATCTGTCTTTTTACTTCTTCTTCTTTAATTTCTGTAAGAGATAGTTTATAATCTTTAATTTTCTCTTCAATTTGATCACAACACCATGTAGGATTATTTCGTTTTCTATTCATCTATACCACCTCTTCCAATCTTCCAAGTAAATCAAGTATTTCTGAAGTTGATGCATTGGGGTTTTTATCCTCCATTTATACCTTTCTACTAATTTCTGCAAAGAAATCGACACTCACATATTTAATCTCCGTTATGAATGTAAAATTCATTACCTTTTCTATACCATATTCTTTTACAATTCTACTAAGTCATGAAATAGCGCTAAATCTTCCCCTATATTTTCATGATATCCACGATCAGAAGCAAATTCTCCAAGATAACTCATGTACTCTGATCTCTGTTTTAAATACCGTTCTTCACTCATCTTTCTAACATTTTCATTCCGCTCTGTAGTTATACTTCCATTCCTCGTAAAGATCCATACTCTGTCGTCACTCCTTCTAACAGTGTCTTTTTCTTCGATGACATGACATGGATACCAATTACCACAAAGTTTAAATTCATACATGTGATTCCAATTTCCATTACATTCTTCTATTGGCATAGCTCTCCTCCTGAAAGTTAAATTTCATTGTCTATTAAAGTGTAAATATAAAACCATCTTGGATATCCGTCTTGCCAAATTTCGCAATAATGTCTATGTCTACTTACTTTATTCTCTTTATATAATTCTGCAAGCAGCTTGCCGATTTCAGGTACTTTCGGTGATCCATATGGATACCATTCTATTATTTTAGGATTGAATTTATTTACATATGCGTTTACAAAATTTTCTGAGACAATATCAATAAATTCATTCTTATTCCGTGACATATATTCAAGTATCCATTGTTTTTTATCTACTTTCATACTATCATATCCTTTTAAAGTGAAACTTAGATTTCATTTATAACTTCTTGTACTGCACTTTTCTCAAATAAACACAACACTTTTGGAAATAATTTAATTCCATCAGGAGCGTATACATTTTGCTCGAATAATTTATGAATATATCCATTTTTCTGAAATAACATCATAATTTCTACACTAGATGTGCTTGTTGTGCATTCCATTAAAACTCTCATATTGTGTTCTTTTGCATATTTAAGACACTCTTCTACGATAAATACATCGCTTAATATTAATAAATCATTTTCATCTTTTGAAAATTTAGGTATATATTTACTCATTTTAATTTTCCTTTCATTCCACAAGAAAACTTGGTTTCGTCAACAACTTAACTATTCGCTATCTGGTTCAAAACCTGCGTTAGTCCAACCCCATTTTATTAACGCCTTTTTTACATTTTCTAAATCTTGTTCTGTTGTTCCACGCCATATTTCTTTTACTTTAACATAAGTTGTACTATTTTTTATATGATCATATAAATACCAAGTCTCATCTTCATCTAATACCGCATATGGATAACCATATTCTTTTGAATAAATTTTATTTCCAACGCTTATCATTTCTGCCATGTAACTCTCACTCCAATCTATTTAATTCCAGCTTCCTTACACAATTCTAAAAACTCATCCTGACTAATTTGCATTTCTGGTTTAATAGTTGTCTCATAATAATGAATTGTATCTGCCGCAAGATTATAATTCTTATCAGACTTTGCAAGATTAACCATTGATTCTAATGTAAATTTTACAATACCTATGTATTTCTTCTTATCTATTTTATCCATATTATTCACTCCAATCTTTAATCATTTGTTCGATTTTAGGACTATCTGGACTTATGCCAAGACATCTGATCCATCTTTCGGCACATTCGCAGAATCCTTTATGATACATAAACTCTGAATTTTCTTCCAATTCATCAGCATTAACATTCTCATCTTCCATAAATAATCTTACTTGTGCTTTATGATCCGCATATGATATTAATAAATTTTCGATTGCATTTCCTGTAATATTCATATCTTTCATATTATTTCGCCTCCAATCTTCCAATGAAACTATTATTTCAATACTTCCCATTTAGTTACAACAATTTCTTGATATTGACGATTATTATAAAATCTCCATCCTCCATTTTTTGTTTTTAATTTCCACTCAATTACTTTAAATGGCTTTAAAAAACGTCCTTCATTGTAAGCTGCTACTTCGAACTTGTTGCTTTTTGTCTTCCAAAAATAATAATTATTATTTTCATCTTTAAAATAATAATAGTAGTATGTTGGATTGCAACTCTTATCTATACATTTCAACATTCTCATCACTCTCCAATCAATTAATCCTTACGATGTATAAGTTACAATTGTTTTCTGATTAAAACCAAATAATTTTATTAGCCAATCAGAGTTCAAACAAATTATAATTCGAAATCCGTTCTTAGTAAAATATCTTAATTTAATATCAAAACTTTTACTCGGATTTCCAATTCTTAAATACCAATCATTATCTCTATGTTTTAGCCTCTGAAATTTCATTTCCATCACTCCCTCATTTTCAATATATCTTTCTCAAACCATTTAACTAGATCCTCAAAATCAATCTTAGTATCACATATAATTGCATATGCTGTATTATAATCAATTATATATTCCAATGCATATTTGACTCTGTTCGCTTTTACATCAACATATCTATATATTTGATACTCTTTATTAACTGCACATATATAATCCACAGAAAATAATGGAACAGTTTTGCTCTGCTTTTGCAACAAATCAACGAATGATGTTGATTTTAATTCAATGATTTCCACTAATTTATCTTTATATTTTGCTTTCATTATAATATGTCTCCTAATGATTTTATTGACTTAATTGAATGGTATATAATCTTCATCGTTTTCTTCATTGTCGATACAAGTATCATAACCATCGTTTCCTATTGTAAAATGCTGAAGAAAATCCACTTCAATAAAGTTTGCCATTTCTTGAATTTTTCTTGTAATATTAATATCATTTACACTTACATCTTTTGAACCATTTGGATGATTATGAACTACAATAAATTTATTTGCACCAGACAATAATAAGAATATTGCAAGTTCTCTCATTTTTATAATAGAAGTGTCTGCACTTCCATGTGATAGTTCAAACACTCCTTGTGGAATCATTTGACAATTAAATGACATAACATAAACATATTCTTCTTCAAGATATTCAGTTTCAAATACCTGATTAAAAAAATCCACCATTTTATCATATGAAGAAAAATCAGAATTCCATTGAATTTTCTCTTTCTCTTTTAACATAGGCAAATTATTCTCTTTGTTCCTAAATGTAATATATCTTTTCAATTCCATTATATATTCTCCTTTAAAAAATAGATTTTGCAATTATATCAGCAGCCATATCATTGTACTGATTTAAATTATTTTTTAAATATATTTTTGTTGTTTCTGTTCTGGCATGTCCCAATAATTGTTGAACTACATATATATTTTCATCTGTCTTCTCCAACATAATATTTGCAAACGAAGCTCTTAACTTGTGTGGCGTTACCGAATATCCTAATGCTTCTTTTGTATATTTTTCAACTATATCGGATAATGATCTTTGTGTTATGCGTGTTTTTGATTTCGAAACAAACAAAGCGTCTTCATTGCTCACAATATCTTCTCTGTCACTTAACCAATCTACTATTGCCTTTTCTAATTGTGAACTCATTGTAAACGTTTTGTCTTTATGTCCCTTCTCAATTACACTTTTAATAATATGATTTTCAAAATCAATATCTTCAATATTTATTTCACTTAATGCTGTTTCACGTATTCCGGTTTGCATAAATAACATCATAATTGCTCTGTCTCTTGATTTCCATTTATATTGCATTGCCACAGATCTTCTATTTCCTGCACCACATTCAACAGCTAATAATATTTCCTTTAAATCATCTTCGTCTAAAAATTTCCTATTTACAAAATCTTCACCACGCACTCTTTTAATTTTATTCATAGGATTTTCAATTATATAATCATTTTCTAATAAGAAATCAAAAAAACTTTTTAATACGCTATGATAACATTTTTTATAAGATAATGATGATTGTTTCTGATTTCCATTATTATCTGTTATATATTCTATTGAATCTAAAAAACGAGTAATATCAAATTTACTTATTTGATCAGCTTCAATTTCTTTTACATTTTGAGAATTGATAAAATATAAAAATTTTGCAATTTTTCTAATATATTCCCTACAAGCCGTTGGTTGCCTACCTGCTTTAAATTCATAATAATATTCCGTAACATATTGAGGTAATGTAGACAATATTTCTTTTATATTTTTTTCAATTTGAAATGAATGCTCTAATCTACCTTTCATTTCAATCACCACCCTTTATTTAATCATACTATTTAATTTTTCTATACTATTTAATAGATTTTTTAAACTATTTGTAGTATCTTCAATTGTTTTAGATAAATCTTCTACGTCATCTTTCTCCTCTTT